TCCCATTTGGCCCGATAAAGTCTTTGATAGTCTCCCTGATTCTTAATAAGTAAAAGTTCAAAACGAGACTTGTAATCTAGCCAACGAGATTTAATTTCTTGATTGCGAAAGGATTCTTGATCAAGATGTTCCTGATCAGTGATAGGTAGGTCTTTATATGCTTCTTTTTTTAATTCTTCTAGGTTCATAATATATCTTTCAAAAGGTGAGCAGGGGTAGGATAAATGCTTTCTTTATTTATCTTATCTCTGATATGTTCGAGACTAAAGGTTATTCATCTGTTAAAGCAAATCCTGTCTGCTCAAACCTATTTATACATTTTTAATATTGTCAACTATACGTTTGCGATTGTTGTAAGTTTGTTCATCTGTTTTTTTACCATCCAAACCATTTGGGTGTTGATTCTCATAAAAAGAGTCGTAAGCTTTATAAGAATTATCTTGAAGAACCTGTCTTTCTTCTTCACTGATTTCTCTTATCTGAATTCCTTTTGACTCTGCTTCTCTTTCATATTTTTCACAATCTTCTAGTGACCACTTTCTTTCAATTTTAGATACTGCGTAAGCAGATTCCTCAAATGCTTCTTGTTGTGTAGATGTCAATTTATCAAACAATGAAGAACCTGTTAAAATACTGGTCAAGAACATAGAATGATTTGTCTTTAGAATATTTGTACCATTAAATCGTAGATACGTTGTTTCTATGGCAGATTTCTTATTAGCAAAATCTTTAGTTTCTTCAATATCCATCTCTACACGACGAAATGCTTTACTACCATATTCATTCCACATAGCAGTAGTAGTAGGAACAGTCTGTATTGGAGTATCTTTTAAGTCAATGATATTTTCTATATCGTGATTAGAACCAATAATTCTATATCCACCAGAGTAAGTAAACCCTAAAGATTTTATCCCCGTTTTATTTTCAATTAACTTGCGTAGTGATTTACCAACTTTACCATCTAAAGATTTAGTTACATGATCGTGATCTCTAAATAAAAATGGAAGGTCTAATGCAGCGAAAGGTTTGAATAAGTGTAAACCAATAACTGTAATTTGAGTCTGACTTATATCTATGCGTCCATCCTGTAGTGCTGAAAAATATGCTTTCCATTTCTTTTTTATTTCAGACCAAGCAACAGGTTTGAAAATATCTTTAGCGTCAGAATGTTTATAAGTTTCCCAATGTTTCTCCAACCCATTCACTGAATGTGGTTTCAAATTTAATTCTGGTATTTCATTATATTGATCAATATAATCTTTCATAGTCAGAATTTCAATATCGAATTCGCCAGGGCACCTCTTCTCTAGTTCCTCACGAAAAGCCTTTGCAGTACGAACAAAAAGATATTGTGGATGATGTGCAATTAACCATTTAAGTTTAAGTCTGACCATGTTTTTTCTCCTATTGAATATATTTATACATCTTCAAATTCATAAATCATATAAGCGAAAGTAGCATTTGCCTGCATGTATTCTACATCAGTGGCATCTTGCCGATAATCCAACCCTGATAGAGATAGTGGAAACATATCGTAAAAATGAATTTTAGTTATAGGATTATTTTTATTTGACAAAATAAATAAGGTTGCATCAGAATATAATTTTTGAGATTGACTAGCATCTCTATCTGGATTCCTACTTACATCATCAACCCAACTCTTCCTATCTGTAGTTTTATCTTGAGGAAATCCTAGAGCCATTAACCACGCATGTAATTCTCTATAATTTTCTAAATATTCATCTACCATAAAACTCATAGTAAATTCTTCAAACTCTACTTTGGAACCGTGTATTGGAATATCTCTACCTAATGTTGGGGTTTCCTGTATCGTAGCAGACATAGATACGCCTGGTAAATTACAAGATACATTAAAAAATTGAACTTTGGGTAACTGTTGAATTTCAAATTTAAATTGTGTTGGACTTGCATAGTCTAACTTATCTGGTTGATCTGTTATAAATCTTGACTTTGCCATATCTTATCCCCAATCTGGCGGAGTGCATTTATCACACCGACATTTTTTACATACCTCTATTGGCACACTTTTATATTCAGGTGCCTGTATTGATATGTCTTTGAATAGAGGAATTCCACAATGAGATTCATGTCCACAATTTCTACATGTTGGTTTAAAGGTCATTATATCTCTCGTAAGTAATCCGTCATTCTCCACTCTCGTTTGTTATGAACGGATACAAAAACCTCACTGACTACCGCATCTATTTCATCTTGCCAAAAATTCATAAATTTATGTACTCTTGGTAATTGAGGAATGTAATCATCTGTTTGCCAAATGAACTCTTGAAGTATATTCTGGTAATCAGGCATCCAGTAATTTACATTCACGGTGACACAGTGTTGTTTTTGTACCCATATCATACTACTACTATTTAGTCTACTTCAGTCCCCAATAATAATCAGCGGCATACTTATAGGGTGTAAATGCTACAAGTTTATAGGGAACCACTTTTGCAGCATATGCTTTCTGACTTGCAAGAACCTTTTTAAACCAAGGGTTCTTTGCAGATTCCTCTGCAAACATTTCGTCAATGGTTTTCAATTCTGCAACCAGAATATCTGCTGGTGTCTGCATAACTTTAACACCATGTTCCTTAACCATTCGTGCAAGTGCTTTACCATTTTCTGCTTGCACCCAAGTCAACCACCACAAATATGATTCATATGCGGCAGAACGAATTGAAGTCTGTTGCTGTATATTAAGTCCTCTCCAAACCTTACCGTTAATCAGAAGATCACCAGTGTTAGAGTGTTCGTGTAAACTATTCAAATAGTAGTACTTCCAAATTGTAGGAAATCCTAGACGTTCATCTTCAAGTCCACCAACAAATTCTGCACAGTTGATTACACCCTTCTGTCCAGCAGCAAGGATTTCTCCACCAGGCATTCCGATAGTTTGCATACCCATCCGAGCATACAATTCTACGTTGATACCTGTCTGCCGACACTTGAAGTTTTTCAAATCTGCAAGGTCTTTGATAGGACGGTGGAACCACCCAAGAGGTTGATTTTGTGTAGGCATAGAAGGAAACGGAACTACATCCAGTTTCAAAACATTCTGATAGAAATCACGATATAGTTCTAGTCCACCCCCATGAAACATCCATCCTAGAAAATCAATACCATCCATACCATATGGACCACCTAAAGGACTATTAAATAGAGAAAGAGTTTTATCCTTACCTACCCAATAATAACTCTGAGTCCAAGCAGCCTCAACAGCACCAGATGCCGTTGCGTCCAAGACTTGAAAGGCAGGAACTAAACTCCCTGATGGTTTTACTTCCATCACTACTTCACCATTAGTCAACAATTTAACACGGTTTGCTATAAACTGTGCTTGTTCATTAAAAGTGCTGATGGCGGGATATGAACTTGCAATACGAATTTTCGTTTCTGCAAGAACTGTATTTGTTGTGAAAAATAGCACGGCCAGTGCTGATAAGATTAATTTCATATTAACTCCTCAATCTTCTAATATATTCATTTTTCTTTTATCATTCGGAGAAAGTCTACTTCCCCCTCGATCTTATTTATAATCTCTGTAGGAGTAGATTCTAAATACCTTGGAAACCATGTTGCAATACTAGGTGCAAGAAATAATATAACTATAGCTAGAATCTGTATCCACATGAAAGGCATCATCGCTTTGAATATCATTCCCAAATCCCATTCGGGCATAACCTGTTTTAGATAGTAGGATGTTAACGCCACTGGTGGAGTTAGATATGCTGTCTGAATAACAATACCCAAACAAACAGCGAACCATAACATATCCACACCAGACGCAACAAGAACAGGTAAGAATATGGGAACAAATACTAATACCACTACTGGCCATTCAAAGGGCCATCCTAATAAATGACAAAGAACTAATACACATCCAACTAATGCCCATGATGGTATCGATAAAGAATTGAGAGCATCTACTATAATAGTATCACCACCCAATGAGGTAAATACCGCACCAAAGATAGTGGATGCAATTGCAAGTAACATAACCACGGCAGATGTATCACAAGTTTTTAATAGTGCGTCTTGTAAAGTAGAAAATGTAAGTCTTCGACTTGCAAGTATAAGAGCTCCTACTGCTCCAAATGCACCAGCCTCTGTAGAGGTTGCAAGTCCAAATAGCATAGAACCCAACACAGCAGAAATCAAAAATACTAAAGGAAAAATATCCAAAAGAACCCTTGACAAATTATGCAACGTAGGATATGTTTCTCGTTTTTTTGGTTTATCTATTATATAACAATATATTACATACATGACTGCGATCATAATGCCTGGAATTAAAGTTCCAGCATACAAGTCTATGATATTAAGATTCATGGTCGGAGCCATGACAATCAGAGGAACTGAGGGTGGTATCATAATCAATGAACCACTGCCCGCTATAACACCAGCAGTCAGTTTAGGATTGTATCCTAATCTCATTAACTGAGGTGCAGCCATAATACCTAACAGTGTGACAGATGCACCAACTACTCCTGTTGCAAGACTGATTAGAACACCGATTACAATAACTACAACATATAGATTATTAGTAACTTTTTTTAGACTATCAAATAATCCCGTAATTAATCCAGCACGTTGACAAATATATCCCATGAATATAAACATAGGTATTGCCATGAACACTTCATTAGACAAACCGCCTACAAGATTATAGTATGCGAGATCAAAAACATTCTCTCCCATATTGATATAACCAAATCCCAATGCAAGAAATATAAGGGTGAAACTGACAGGAATACCAATAAAGATACACGCTATCATTGTCACTAACATTACAATCGCAACCAAAGTTTCCTCACCTCAACTACTCCTTGATACATTAAGAGAACCAGACCCAATGTAATTCCAATTTTCATCGGCCAAATGACCAACTGAGACATAGTAGCAGAACTTCTTTCATCAATCAAAATACTTTTCCACATGTCTACTGCTGCAATATAAGTTAGGATACCAAAAGCGGGAAAGAACAAACAGTATCCCCCCAAATCAATTAATGTCTTTGTTCTATCTGAAAATCGTTTCCAGTAAATATCAGTTCTGATATGCGTACCTTTTGCGAGACTATAACTTGCACCCAACATAATCAACATACCATATAGTTGCCAAGAAACATCAACTGCGAAATCAAATCGCAGATCAAAGAAGTATCTACCTAATACGTTGGAAACAATTAGAAGGACAATCGCCAGAATAAACCATGAATAATATTTCACTAATCTCATTACCATGTAAATATTTATAACTCTCTTACAAGTTCCTCTACTATATCCTTTACAGATCGTATTTCTGTTACATGATCTATAGACTTACCAGCATACATATGCCCTGTTTTACCATCTCCACATAACCCTTTCGACAAAGAATCCTGTCTGTTTCTACCAGAAGTATTTAATACTTCTTCTTTATCTCCAAGAATAAGAGTATTTTGGTCGGTATCGGGCATCCTAGTAATACATAAACTACTCACTTGAGTCATTGTGTTTTTTACGTCTTCTGATAAACAACTTTCTTTTGATGCCGCTAACAGTGTTCCTACTGCAACACATTCAGCACCAAGTTCAATATATTCTTTTACTTGTGAAGATGTACCAATCCCACCATATGGAATTACTGGAACAAACGGAGTTGTATTTTTTTGTGCGAGGAATAGTTCTTTTGTTGTCATACTCTGATTGCAATGTCCAGCGGTATCTGAGCCCTTAACACATATTGCATCACTTATCGTAGTAGTCACACCTTTTGTTCTTCTAAGAATTTTAGTACCATTATCCTTTAGCATATCAATATTTTTGATCGCCAATTCCATTGATTTATCTTTACCAATTCTATTATACCTAATACTATCAACATCAATTTCTGACCAAATTTCAAGATGTGAAATATTATGTTTTAATAAAATGTTGATGAAATGTTTATTACTACAATTATGAATAGACATTACCCCAACATTGATTTGATTAGAACCATATGAAGATAATTGATGATCGACAAAGGGTGTAGTTAATTCCCCTTCTTTCTTCTCACCATTTCTAGGAAAGTATATACTAGGAAAAATTCCTGCTTTGCGACAAGCAATTGCTAATCCCAAATCAGAACCACCATTCATACATGCCGCAAGTATTGGATATTTTGAATCAAACATAAAATTATTTATACTGTAACAACAATGCCATTCTTATATACAGTCCATTCTCCATTTGTTCAAAATACTTAGCCCGTGGATCATTATCAAACCATCTAGGAATTTCTTCATTACGGGGGAATGGATGCATTACTATACAATCATCTGGAAACTTGTCTACCATTTCTTTTGTCATTTTATAGGAACCCTCACTACCACGTTCCTTTTGTACTCTGGTAAAGTAATACACATCTGATTTTGGTAAGTCTTTTGTATTATAAGTGTCTCTGGAATGTAATGCGTTAAATTTGGCTAGTGATTTTTCAAGTGATCTCACTGTTCTACCGTTTTTAATATCACCAATAAAGGTGACTGTTAAATTATATATGCGACCATATCTCTCCCATATAGTATACAAGTCTAATAGGGTTTGTGTTGGGTGTTCACCATTTCCATCACCAGCATTAATAATAGGGACAGTACTTACATTTGCGGCATTCTTTGCATCACCAGCAGACTTACTTCTCAAAACAATAACATCACTATAGTTTCCCATAGTGATGATTGTATCTTCGAGATTTTCTCCCTTTGCGACACTACTATATGTAACGTCATTGATGGATATAACATCACCACCAAGTTTAGACATGGCGGCGTGAAAGGAAGAACTAGTTCTGGTGGATGGTTCGTAGAAGAGATTTGAAAGAATCTTTCCCTTCATCTTTTTACGGTACTTACTAGGATTTTGCTTTATCTTTTCGGTGCGTTCAAAAAGTTTTTGGATTTGAGTGTTATCAAGATCGTCTATACTTACTAGATGCATACTATTATATAGTGGACAAAAAAAGGGGGAACCCGAAAGTTCCCCCCTAAAGTCTATTAGACCCCTTATCTTACATAAGGTTAGTGACTTTAACTCGACGATACCAAGCATTGGTGTTCGCATTAAGAGATGCGTTAGTATTAACCGTGTCAGCGGCAGCAACCGCACCCGCAGCAGCGAATGGGTTAGCAGCAAGACCATAACGGGTCTTGAAACCAATCTTAGGCTGGAAGGAGTTCTCACCAACCGCACGAACCATCTGAAGCGGAACGTATGGGCAGTAGAAGAATCCAGCATCATAAGGGGAAGTACCCTTATAACCAACAACGTAGTACTGACTAGCAGCAACATTCGCACTGTAAGGATCAACGTACACTTTATAGCGTCCGTTCATCACACCAGCGAAAGTTGTCGATGTGTCATCAACATTAAGATTGTTGTTAAGTGCAGGCGTGTAATCAAGGACACCAGCCATTTGCAGCGCAGACGCAACGTCAGCGGAACAGATGATGATGTTACCTTTACCACGACGAGTCTGTTGACCAATCGCATTGGCATCACGTTCAATCTGGAACATAAGACCCTTAAACTTTTCAACACTCCAACGTCCGTTAGAATCTGTATCCAAGTCAAAGATACCAGCAGTAGTTGTGTTAACCGAAGCACCCTTAACGGCAGTCACATAAAGCGACCGAACTACTTCACGGTTAATTTCAGCAAGAATTTCAGAACTAAGAATATTAGCAAGTTCCGTTTCTGCATCCAAACCATGAATTGCTTTCAAGTCCTGTGCAAGTTCCATTGTGTACTCAGCTTTTAGGGCACGAGTAACAGCGGTAACTGTGGACTTTTCGATGGAGAATGCCATCTGTGAAAACGAGTTCGCAGCACTATCACCCAACGCTTCCGATTGAGCAGTCGTCATACCAGTGGCACTTACATAAGTACCAGCAGAAGGACTGTCATTCAGAACAGCAGGGTTAGTTTCTGTAGCACCAACATCTCCACCACCGATTGTACCGGCAGCGTTCTGGTTAGTGATATCAGGCATTGCTTCGTCCATAAGAGCTTCTGCACCGTCCTGAGAGGCAAAAGAAGCACGCATGGCAAAGATTAGACCAGTAGGACCAGTCATAGGTTGTACTCCGGCAACGTCATAAGCAATGAGGTTAGGCATCGCACGGCGAACCAATGAAATTAGGATAGGATCCCAAGTGTCCATCTGTCCACCAGACATGGCGTTAACAGGGGCTGTCTCTCCAAGAAAAGCTTTGTCTTCACTAAGTGCTTTCTCTTGGTTTTCTAAAATGAGAGTGGTAACGGCTCGTTTATAAGAATCCTCGATCCTTGGAAGGTCGGGGTGTTCTAGGACCGGCTGCCACTTCTCTTGTAGATGCTCTGTCTGAAACATTGTAGTTTCTCCTTTACGTTATATACATCTATTTATAAAATAGTGTCATTTAATATTATTGGGCACGCTGTTGATTTCGAGTGATAGCTGACATGTAACTTTTCATGGCACCTGTCGTATCAACAGTTTGTCCTGAGCCGTCGATCTCATCATCTAATTCGGCTGTTTCAACAGAAACTTTAGGGAAATAATTTTCCTTAATTGTTTCTAGTTTCTCACGGAATTTATCTTCCGATACGAAATCCACATCCTCTGTAAGAGATTTAAACTTCTCTACTTCGGTGTCAGCAAGGTCATCACTTACTTCGATAATGACTTGCTCACGCATGTAGACATCATTGGATTCCTTGAGTTTGACACTCTTTTCTAGCACTTCATTCAATTTATCTTCAAGATCGGATATCTTGTCTGATTGTGCTTCAAGAACATCATAACGCTCATTAGGAACATCAATGTAATGGTCTGTGAACAACTGTTGTAGTCCATTAATGAAGTCTTCAGCGATCTCACCCTTGAGTCCTCTCTCAATAGCAAGTTCGTTTTCTTTACTCCACTCTTCAACTACATAGTTGAGGTAGTCATCAACCTTATCGGATAATTCTTCCTTAAAGGTTCCAACTTCCTTTTGTTTGTCTGAGGAAAGCTCATCGGCAATACGTTCTACTTCGTCACGCACTTTCGATTTAACAGCAGCTTCAAAAATCGTTGCAGCTTTAACTTTAAACTCTTCAGAAAGTTCGTCTTCATCTTGCATTAGGGCTTCAACGTCTTCTGCAACGTCAATATCCTTAATACGAGACTCAACTGCTTCCCTCTTAGCTTCGTCAACCGCATGAGTTTCGTCCTCATCCTCGTCACCAGCGCCGTTGTCAACCATGGCAGAAAGCTGTTTTGCAGACATTCCTTCCATTTTCTTGACCATAGCATTGATCATTTCTTTCTTATCAGCAGAGGATTTCTCTTCCAACTGTTCTCCGTCATGATTCAAATCATCTCCGGCAGCAAGTTTCTTCGGGGCTTCTGCTTTTTTAGAACCCTTCTGTTGAGCATCACCTTTAATAGGCTTTGCTTTTTTCGAAACTTCCTTGCCAGGATCAGATTTAGCATCAGGCGAAACTACAGCAGGACCTAAATCTTGCACTTCTCCTTCAATCTTAGAACCCTTTTCGGATGCCAACCCACTGTCGTTAGGTTGTTTACTCGCTTCATCTAGTTCGGCGATTACTTCCGCTTCAAGTTCCTCAATTGTTTTGTCTAATTCAGAATTGGACATAAGGTGTCTCCTTACAAATTAAAATTTATAATAGTATTTATAAATTACAACTTTTTGAGGAAGTTAGCAAATTCTAAAGCTTCAAAATTTGCTTTTCGCCGTTGATTTTTGGCGATGTTTCGTTTTATCTTAGCAATCTCTGCTTCTTTTATGACACCATTATCCCAAATCCATTCTTTCCCCTCCATAATACCTTCTACGAAAGCATTAGGTGCGGATGGATCTGCAACGATATCTGCAGCGGTCGCTAGATAAAAATCATCTCTCACATATTGAGCACCAGCTCGTTGATCAAGACTCCCCATCCCTCGTGAGGAGACTCCAAGTTTGGCACCTTCGTCCATTAGATTTTTGACAATTTTTCCCATTGGTGTATCCATAATTTTAGCTTCACCAATAAAATTTTTGCCGTCTGGATATAATTTAGTTATCATGTGGGACACTCGTTCAAGATTGACGGTAGGACCGTCTGGATGACCAAGTTCCCCAAAAGCACGATTTTCTTTAATAAAATTCTTATTGTATTTGGCAACTTCTTTTGCCAAAATTTCTTGTGGATATACTCTACCGTTTCTATTTTTAATATCCGCTTGCATGAAGATGCCACGAATCTTGTAGTTTTTCTTACCCTTCTCATCTTCTTCAATGAGAAGTTCGGCATCTTCTACTGCCTCTGAAAATAGTTTCATGTTTGACATCTCCACTCCTTCTTACGTTATATTATCGTAACCAGAGACTTTCTTCATCTTCAACCAAATAGTACCTACCGAAGCAGAACTATTAGTTACGAGAACATCTCCTGTTACACCAGAACCAGCATTGTTAGGAATAGACGGAACACCGTCTGAAAACCCAACTTTACCACTACCGTTTAGTGAAAGTGCAACTACATTAGTTGTTGCATCCCATAGAATATTTGTTTGAGAACCAACTGACCACGCAACACCTACAATTGTAGTGCGGGGGTCGGTTGTGGCACCAACAGCTTCCGAAGCATCATAAACACTCACTGCACTGTTAGTACTAGTAGTTGTAACCTTCACATAATATTCAAAGTCACTGTCTACAATTTCCTGTAATACGACTGCCATTGATTAACTCCTCTAAATTGATAACATCTCTGATTCAAAGTATTTCATCAATTGTCTTTCTGTCACTTTGAATTCTTTAGAAACTTGTTTTATAGTTTTCTCAAAACTATTTAGGAAATCT